TCAGGGTGCTGGCTTGACTGCCAAGGGTAGGGCTAAGTACAACCGGGAAACCGGCAGCAATCTACGTGCGCCAGTGACTTCCAGCAACCCTACCAAGGGTGAGGCGGCTAGGCGTAAATCATTCTGAGCGCGTATGGCTGGCGTGGTACGCAAGTCAAAGAATTCTGAACGCGCTAAAGCCTCCATGCGGAGATGGAAATGCCGATAGCAGATGATCTTAACGAAGACATAATGCAGGTCATAAAGACAGAAAGAGCGCCAGATTTTCTGTCAGATGTGCAGTCGGAATATCCTTATATGAAAGATAAGGAAATAGACATTCTGTATAACCCAAAGCCGGGCGAACAAAGGTATCTTGAGTTTTACCCACCTGATGAACCCGGTGCGCCAGATATGCCAAGACCATCTGGGTTGCCTATGGGTAGAGTTGGCATAGAAGTCTTCCGTCCAGATGTTCGACCTATAGACATTCTCGGTGACTATGTATCCCATTACGGTGTAGAAGCCGATCCAAAACTGCAACAGTATTATCAGCAATTTGGTCAGTCATTAGAACCTGAGATGATGCGTCGGCGTTATCAGTTTCACCAAAAGCAATTAGGTGAACAACGTCCGTATGAGCAATGGTATGAAAAATCAGGTTTGCCAGAGATGTTTCGTGGATACACCTTCAATCAATGGGGCGACAGGGCAGAGGAAATGTACACGCCTCAACAGTTGCAAATCCTAAATGAAGTAAGAAAATACTTAGGGATTACAAAATGAATAAAGGACTGTACTACAACATCAACAAGCGCCGGGAGAAAGGCTTGCCGCCTAAGAAACCGGGAGAGAAAGGCTATCCGACTAAGGAAGCTTTTATACGTTCAGCAAAGACTGCCAAGCGTAGCGGTAAGAGGTAGGCTACTCACTGTGTAGATTGACCACTGACCAAGGTTAATCAAGACCAGCACAGCTTTCGCCCTGCAAATATTCTAGCAAAAAATGAAGTAGGTGATGATTGCTGCTGTCAGCAATATCAGCCCCATTCCCACTAGCAGCCCTCCGAAGAAGACCAAAGCAGCAAATGTTTCCATTAGTAGCAGGATGTATTACAGTTGCCGCCATAGCAGCAGGTTGTGCATGTTACATATCTACCGTTCATGTAATAGCTATGAGTGGTGCAGTTAGCCCAGACCAGTGTAGCTACGCACAACAGGAAACCCCCGACGATTGCCTTCATATACGCCTCCTATAACATATCTCGAATATCTTTAACTGGAATGCCCATCTTTTCGTGAATGGCTAGGATAAATTCAGCATTGACTTTGATCTTGCCATGACGAATCTTGCTCAAAACAGGTGGACTCATCTTGAAATACTTGGCTACTGCTGAATCATTAGCTTTGCCACCCTCTTGTTCTTTAATTTTCTCTGCAAGAAAATCAAGAAGTTGACACTTCACTATCTCCGTCATTTCATCTCCTTATGGCGCTGGAATCAAACCACCTTCAAAAATGTATGTGCCGATATGACTTAGGTGAACCCAAGGCGCAGCCCATACGGAACCGTTACATTTATCTCGCCACTGTTTGCAGAAGTGATAATCCTCAGAAAGCAAGCGCCTAGTCTCAGGCTCAATGCTTTCCGTAAAGTATTGGAAGATTTCCTCTGCGCCGAGGTTGCCAGCAAGATCGCCAACATCATTGATATAGCTAGGTGTGTGTGGCTTTAGTTGCTCGAACACTTCCCGCTTGATAAGCATGAATCCAGTGCCACCGTTCCAGATTTCGATAGGCTCGTTCACTGGTACGGTTGCCTCGCCAGCGTAGTTCTTCAAATTAACTACGAATGCCCCCGTATAAAATTTCAGCTTTTCTGGCGGTACGCCTTCCAGCGCAGCCTTGTGTACCTGATTCCAGTTGATTTCCTTTTTAGGATAAATGCCGCAGATAATTTCCTTGTCGGCCTCCAGCATGGTCAGAACGTCGTTTGGATTGAATCGTATGTCAGCATCCACAAACATCAGGTGAGTGCAATCTGTCTTCATAAAGCCCTGTACCAGCGCATTCCTGCCGCGAGTAATCAGGCTTTCGTTGAACAGGAAAGACATAAGGTTTTCCATGTTCTTCTCTCTGCATATATTTGTAAGCTGTAGCAGAGATTGTGTGTAGAAACCATAACATTGCCCACCATACATAGGCGAGGCCACGAATAATTTAGTCATTTAACCATCCTATAAAACCATTTATTTGCACGACGCTGGCACAGAATGTTGTATCCATGCTGGCGTAACTCACTGACAATACTGTTGACTGCACATACCCCGGCTTTCTGAATAATGTCTAAGGTTGTGTATTCCCCTCCCCGCCCCAAAAGTTTTGCGACTTTCTGAAGTCTGTCTGACTTTTCAAAATTAGCTGCATTCACGATATATCCTCCACTCTAATCACGTAGCGGCCTTTTACATTCTTGCGCCACCCATGCACTTCAATACGAATACCGGCTTCTCTAACCTTTGCTACCGTATCTGATTCCTGAATCTTCTTTATACGTTCAGCAACAGCAGATGCCGTAACCTGTACTGCCAGAACTTCATCCTTACGTATAGCCAGAATGTCGCACCACCCCCACAAGTCTTTCCTTTGCTTGGTAAAAGAGTTCCACTTCTCCACTATCTCGCAGTGGTAGCCTTGTTCCCTAAGATACTCAAGGCTTCGTTGTGTGGGTGAGCGACTAGCAGCCATCAGACCTTGTTTTCATCAACACGATGATCGCCGCACCAATCAGTCTGGTACACCACCGGATAACCACCCATTGTTGGAGCATGGCGACGGCATCGACCAACCTCTCTCCTGTCGACCGGCTTCGGGTCTGACGCATACTTCCTGACAAACCAGATGCAAGTCCGGCAACGCATCCCGTCAGACCGATGCACCCAAGAGTCTTGGTCTAATTTCTGTTGAGCAGCGTTCAAACTGCCGCTGGCTATTGCGCCTTCTTTAAATACTGGTGGATACTTTTCCTGAAACTCATTCATTTAAATCCCCTTATCAAAAAGGTATTTCGTCGTCTTTAGGCGTGTACTCTCGAACCGTGCTGCCGGGAGTAGGCTTCTTATAATTAGGGTCAGGAACCCAATTGTCCTGCGCCAAGCTAATCAGGCTACCTACCCGCGTCTGCTTAGTCCAGCCAGCCAGCTTGACCCACTCGCCCTTTGCAATATCCCGGTCAGCAGTAAATCCACCTTTCATATCTGGTGCTTTTGAACCCGGCTGTTTCTTGTCGTTCGTGTAAAGAACGCCTTTCCCCGGCTCTTGTTCATGAGTTCCCTTCATACTTCCTCCAGTGAATTAGCTGCCGCCACAATCCTCATTTTTGTGACGTTATCCATCATGTCGATGACTTCCTTGTTTACATCCTTCAATGCTTTCAGCTTGTCTCGCTTGGTTGCGTCTGCAAGCTTCTGGCTGGCTTTGATCTTGTGAACCATGTCATGGAAGCATATCTCCCAATTTTCTAAATCCTCCACCGAGGCGTATGCTTCCTCCTGACCCGGAACGAAGAAGTGCAAAAAATGCTCACCTTGTTCCTTATGTTTCTTTAAATCCTCAACCACCTCTGCTGCACCCATATCGATTTCTTGCGCTGGTACTGCTTTCGGCTCAAAATCCTCAACTTCCTCTGGCGTGTAAACGCCTGATACGCAGCCGGGATAAACGGATCGGATACCTTCTGAGATGCAACGCGCTCTGAGCATAGCTCTAGGATATTTTTGCCATCCAGAACCCGGTTTAACCAACCCGATATTCTTTCCCATCTCGATAGTCCAAGTGACAGACAAAGACCCACCAGCGGGATGACTAAAAACGCCAGTAACTCGATCATCGGTATATTCCTTCCACTCTACTTTTCCCCCGGCTTGCTGGAACCTTGCCATCATCGCGTCAGCTTTCAGGGTTGGTCTGCCCTGAATGATGTGGTAGTCACGCGCAGCAATAGCAGGATGCTGGCCTTCAGCTTGAGCTATCAACATCAGCGCAATCGCTTCATCTGCGGTTTTGACATTGAATAGGTTTGACTTAACTACGGCTCTCGCCATGACTTCTATGTCTTGCATAGGTATTAAGTTGCTCATATCTCATCTCCATTGGGATTCTGGTTTTGCTTCGATAACAACGCCTTCTTCATCTGGATCACCACCAACGCTTAGAACATAGTTTCTTTTCCCGTTGACGTTAATCAGCAAAGGCGCATCAGGGTTGCAGAATTCTTCCTTGTCTTCTGCTTCCTCATACTTTTCAATCATAGATTTAAGTGCTTCAAATACATGCCTTGCGGATTGATTAAGTAACATATCGTTATCACTCTCATTTAAGTAGGAAGCGTCTAACACCCGTCGTTTCGACCACAAACTTCTGGTAAACATCCGGCATGGCTTTTTGGAATAGCTTGGCATCGAACTTAGACCCCGGTTTATCGTTCTTCCAGCTTATCAGAGTGTGACCATCCACCGTCAACAATGCTGGCGCAGTTCCCATATACTTGCGTAGCTCTAGCTCTACCTTCTCTGCTTCTGTTTCTAGGTGCTTAATCCTAGCCTTGTACTCTTTCAGTACAGCTACGGCTTTCTCTGCTGCCTGTGTAGCCACAACTGCGTCAATATCAGCAACCGGGTAAACGATCTTTGCAGCCTCAATACTGTCTGGTTCTGGCGCAACACCTGACTGC